AAATGTTGTACTCATACCGGGTTCATCATTAAGAATTGTTTGTACTGCTCATGCTCTGCATTTAAGAGCATCTCCTGTTCATACGTGTAATCCGTAGATAGTGTAGTGTCTCCCGACACCAGCTCCACATGATACTCACACCAAACTCTACGAGCCTCCTCATGCAAGTCTTGAATTGTTTCATACACTCTGAGCTCGCACTTGTAGCTCTTGACAACACCTCCTTGGTCATCCTTTACGTTAATTGTTGCTTTACTCATATCTTATTGCATTTCAATTAGTTGTAGTGGAACATTCCATCCTTGATCGTATCGACCGGTAGCACCTTGTACTTGAACGACTCCACGAGTCTTATTGATCTTAGTCAGTACTAGGTTCTTTCTGAAGGCTAGTTGAGGGTGATTCACAGTTATTGGAGCTCCTTCTCGTAGTTCTTGTTTAACCTCAGCAAGCTTTGAAGCTTTCCTAGTTTTCAAGATTCCAACAACATAACTGTTGATAGCTCTCAATTCTTCCGTTGTCATAGCTTTCAAAGCCATTCTTGTCTCGTAATCGTTAATGTCAATTGTTTTCATATCTCTACTTTTTAATTATTTTCATAAAATTGTTGAACTCCTCTTCGGTAACACTGTAAGAACCATCACCGATTACATACGATGCGTGCTCTTCAAATGTGTAGTTGGCATCAACAAGACCTCCATTTGACTTGAGGTTACTCTCACGTGAGAACCACGGTGCAATGCTCTTTCTAAATGCGTGAGCAAATTTACGGAAGCTTACTTGGTTAAATACCTCACAAATTTGATCTTTCATTTCATCTTCTCTCATATCTCTCAATCTTATATCTAAAGGTACATACTCGTTTCCGTATTTGCAACAGTTACTCGAAAATAACTTCTAGCAAGTAGTCTGAATTTGTTGAGATGTATCTATAAAAGTCACTCTTCAGTATCCGACGTCGGAAGTTGATAGCTCTCTTTGTTGTGTCACTATACACTTGGATCATATCCGGCATGTTAGTTGGATCAACGTAGGCTCTTGACTCCTCTATCTTTCTAGTAAGCAAGCCGTTTGACTGATCCCACTTAAAGTGCTCAACTGGAATTGTTGGAAGCTTAGGCTCCGGTAGTGGTGATAATGGGTTTGATGGAGTGACTTGAACCGGAGTAGAATTAGCAATGGCACCATCCAAGTCACCACTTCCTGTGTTTAAGTGCCACTTTTTAATGAACACCTCAACCTCCCCTAACTGAGCGGCAAGGACCTCCATCTCTTTTTGGAATCGAGCGATGTCAGCTTGATTCTTTACATAAGGGATTCCGGTCTTCTTGACACAATAAGGACCAACACCAGTAGCTTGGGATCTCCAATCCTCTAGTGTCTTACCACAACAGCGGCACTCGGATACGTTACCGGTCCAATTGACCACGGCACGTACTGTATAACCTTTATGGTTCTTAGATTTGATCTGAGTAACAGTGAGTGTTCGTGGATTGAACTTCCACTGATTGGCCTTGGCAATATATCTTGCAGCAGAGGCAGAGACTATGATCGGAATATTACAAGACGCAACTGCAATTGCATTTGGATCCTCCACCGGCTTTGGGGCAAGACATTTAGCAACAGCATTCCACTGTTTGTCTGATAGTTTTCCAAATCGATTCATTACGTTCCTCATGTCGAGAACAAACGAGAACATCTCATTATACTTCATCAAGTCTTCGTAGACCTGATCGAATCCGGTAGGAATGTGGTGGATAACTGTCGTGTTCTTTCTAGTTGGGTGGTTCTTAGTAATTGTTATCATATCTCTTAATCTTATACCTAAAGGTCATTACTCTTTTTCAATTCTGCAACAGTTGTGCAAAACTTTTACATGAAGTACGCATATCTATAACCACAGTCGTCATCGTAGTCAGCTTCTTCTAGAAGATCTAACTCAACCATCTGCTCAAAGGTTATTGGTAAGTGTCTCCAATATCTGTATCGGATATATCTTCGACCACTTCCAAATGCACTAGTAAACTCTAGGTCCTCACGATCTACTCCCAACTCCACTAGAGCATTCTCGATCGATTGCTCGGTTGGGTTCTGTGGTATTTCACTTTCACGTCTCATCTTAACGTACTCTCCATTGATAATTTGGTAACTCATATCTCTTTCTTTTATACCTAAAGATCATCCGGATATGTCGTATATGCAACAGTTAGGCAAAAAAAAAGCCAACTTTTTAGGGTTGGCTTTTGGTGTTTGGAAGTGTGTGTTAGCTTATCTTTATCCAAGATATGTAACCTTCGCGATCGAGCTTAACACTTTCAATATCCCCTGGAATTTTGTATTTTTTGAGGATAGTGTCATACTCATTTGCTACGTCAAAGGAATCCATCGCAGTTGTATCTATCTCATAAATCTCATCTCCTGCTTGAGTATTCCAACTATTAACCCAGTTAATAAATTCATATTCACCAACTTTTCCTTTAAGTGGTGCTGATTCTTGCAATACTTTACGTATTTCTTCACGGATTAGTTTTCTAAATTCTAATGTTTTCATTTGCTTAAGAGGTTTATTTTTTAATAAATAGTATATCCCTACTAAAAAACCAACCCTAAAAGAGTTGGTTCTTTTGTGATCCGTGTTCTGATTTCGGGATAGATCCTTCCCATGTCTTAAATGTTATGCGTAATCCATGCAGCTGAGTCTCAAGTACTGGACGTTCTTCTTAACTAGCTCCATATCAACATTACTCATGTCGTATGTTTCTAATAAGTTGTGGGGAGTTGGAGTTCGCGTTTCCTAGCAGGTAATCATAGGCCATGTGGCGTGCTTCTTTGATGCCCTGATCGTCTTTGAAGTCTTCCAACCATGCTTGAGGAATTGCAATCTTAGAGAATCCAATTACATCAATCCAATCTTGATTGATACCCCACTCGTACGCTTCTAACCAATCCTCCTTAGTTTTACCTTGAGGACAGAAGAAGATGTCTATGTGAAATATATCAAACAATCCTTCCGCTAACATTCTCTCCCTAAAAGAGATAGCGTTAGCAATTGTAGCGTCCTTATCGAATAATACATCTGGTGCGATTACCTCATGAGGAAGAAGCTCCTTACATATGTCGATAAGAATATCCTCAGTCACTAGTGCTCGCTCTGCTGCAGAGTTGTCTAATGTAATCCAATACCCTTCCTCCTTGCGAGCTTTAACAAACTCTCGGTACTCAGGAAACTGTACCCATAGGTGAGCCAATACGAAGATTCGATCTCCTAGCTTCATTGGCTCTAAATTGCTTACTGGTGATATAACGTAAAAGTCCATATTAATCTATTGTTTCGTTTTGTTTTTTAAGTTCTTCAGGGAATGGTTCTGTAGATGCTACAATCTCTGCCACTAATTCTGCTGGTAGTTTTTGTACTGTAGTTGCTGTATTTGATGCTGCGTAATCTCTTCTTAGTGGTTCCTTCTTAGACAAGAATCCCGTCGTATCAACGTACCTCAGCAACTCCTTATCACCTTCAATGAATATAGTTGGAAATTCTGCATACACATTATGTTTTGTTGCTGTTTGCTTAATGGCTACAAACTTGTACTTCAGTCTATGCAACAGCCACGTAGCTAATTTAAGTTGTAGACTTTTCATATTAGTATCTGCTTTGATCGATTAGGTTAAAGAACTCTTGACGTGTACCAATCTCATTAGTCCAGAAGTATCCTGACATTTGAGATGTCTTCATTACACTGTCTTGTTTGATTCCACGACATCTAACACAGTTGTGTTGTGATTCGATTACCACTGCAACTCCTCGGTTACCTACACAAAGGCGATCAATGTGATCATGGATTTGTTTAGTCAACGACTCTTGAATGTTTGGACGACGAGAGTAGAAATCTACAATACGATTCAATTTACTTAATCCAATTACCAAGTCGTCTTTCTCTTTTCCTGGAATGTAAGCTACGTGAGCTACTCCTGAGAAAGTTAAGTTGTGATGTGCGCACATACTCATTACTGGAATGCGTGTCTGACAAATAAGACCTGTATACCCTTCATCATTAGGGAATGCAGTTACTTCAGGCTCTGGCGCAATTGATCCAGCAATCAAGTCATTGACCCATGCCTTTGCAACTCGGTGTGGAGTACGATCACTATGTGGATCTGCTTTCCAATCGAAACCTAGCGCTGTTAAAAATTGTCCGTAGTACTCAGCAGCCTGCTCGATCATCTGCTTCTTTTGCTCCTCTGTACGAGGAATGTTACCATTTGCTTTGGTGATTAACTCCATACTTAATTGTTTATTACTTTTAATTGTTCTGCAAATATACTATAAATTTTCTGACATTCCAACTCGATTGGCTTATTGTCTGCAACCTCAAATGGTTCAATATCCTTAATAGCTCTTCTTGATTCGTAACGTCTCTTGCGCTCTTGTGTTGGTACCTCTAACCAAACTAACTCTGCGTCTGGATATTCTTCGAGTATTGCTTCAACTATGGATGGCTGTCTAATCCCATCTACAATGATCTCGTTAGGAGCATATGCTCCAGTTGATCTGTGAGACTTGTTAAACTGCTTTACAGCTTCTACCGCTCTAACAATTGCAGCTGCAATCTCTTCATCTAGGTTCATTGTATTTTGTAGTGCAGTTCTATCACCACCACCGATTAGCTTGCGTACAATATCTGACGCAACAATTCTGTATACGTGTGGATTGTAAGAGCTCTTACCACTACAAATACGTCCAAATAAAAGCGTTACTTTCATGCTACTACTATACCAAAAAATTCACCATCCTCCGACACAGACACTTTGTCCAGTCCAAATTCTTGTGTTTGAAGTCGATGAACTCGATGTCACGATCACCATGCTTCACCTCAGCTCTAGCTAAGATTTGGAATGTGTGTCTATGAACATGCGCTAAGTAATCTACGTGTGGTAGATTGCAATCTGGCCAGTGATGTAATCCTTCTACATCTACTCTTACTTCTACATACTTCTTCATTACTTCAAGTCTTTAGTACCTTGCCACTGTCCATCATAAAGGTCTGCTGGAGTGTTCTCCATTACAATGATCTGAGCTACTCGAGCACCCTTCTCAATACGGATATCCTCTTTAACAATGATTACTCCTCCCATCTCATCTACTTCAAATCCTGGATCATACACTCCTGATGTAATGATTGATCCACATCGCAATACTGATGAACGATGGCGAATGAATGCTGTCTTGTTCTCTGGAAGTTTACATCCTTGATCAAATGTTAAAGAGTAAGCACCCTCTGTCAGATGAAACATATACTTGCCGGTAGGCGTTAATGTTGGTGGTACCTCTTCGTATTCCTCTACTAGAGTCTTATCCTTAAGGACCATCCCCCCTTGAATCTTCTTTACTGATTTTAATGTTAGGTCGTAACCTACTTGAGCTTTACTTCCCAAACCGTTGGTTTGCAATAGCTCTTCTACTTGATGTGAGTTTTGTAACATGGCTTTTTATATTTGTATTTAGTAATTCAACAATTGTTTGGTAGTTTGTAACTACAGTTTCAATCAAGTTAGTGTGAGTGAAACTATCCGGACATATTCCGATAAAATGTAAGACTTCGTGCATTATACTCCTCTTTTTGTATCAAACTCCACGTCTCTGGTCGAACGCGATTATATGGTCTCTTCCCGTCATGTTGTAACCTTTCTCAGCACACATATCGAATACGATAGGGTACATCTTGATTAGCTCCTCTCGAGTATCACCCGCTGGCATAATATAGGTCTTTTCTTTCGGAATGTCAAGCGATAATCTGTAAGCTTCGATTTGGTTTAGATTTCTTTCGCTTCCATCCCAAACTGGCTTGTAATGATAGTCCGTATGGAAGTCTATCATCTGACGCATTGCGGTAGTGTTTAAGCGAAATTTGTTATGTTGCGCAACCATCTTTTCATCCGTAAGCGTGCCTTGCGGCGTAGGCACACCCACACGGGGAACGTTATGTGGGGGTTCTCATCATAAATAGCAATGATATCATTAAAGTTAAATGTACCCTTCTCCGGATGAATACTGGTATACCAAGAGTCACACCATCCTCCTTCTCCGAAGTAGCATCGATGTGTACATCCAGTAGTTCGTACTGCAATGGTTGGTCTTCCAAAGCGAGAACCTTCACTCTGCACACATCTGTATAGTTCAACAATTGGTAAGACCTTGTTGTAGTCTGTTATTCTTTTGTTCATATTAGAATGGTAGTTCGTCTTCGTCTGTGTTAGTTGTTGTTGGATTAAAGTACTCGTCTAAGAACCACTTTGGGTACATCATTACCTTTCCTTTATATCTTTCATGCTCAACCTCTCGAGCATCTACAGCAATACCTCGCTCCTTTGCTTTTGCATAGACACGCTGCCCTTCTCCTTTTGTGTCTTTGTGTCCTCTGTAATCGTACAGCGACATCATTGTTTCATCCTTTGTCATAACTTGTTTTTTATTTCGTAAATAACTTCTACATTACCAAATGTAGTTGTAGTTGTCCAGTAACTACCCTTCATAGATGCTTGAGTTTTTATCGTTTTCAAAACACTCTACTTTGATGCACTTACACCTTCCTGCATCTGTTTTTGATAGCACGTCGTTGAACTTATCGTACACTAACTTGGCACACGACTCTGCTCCCATCTTTTCCATTAAATGAACCTTTGCAAGTCCCATCTGTCCTAGCTGCTCGAATACATCAGCATATGGATCATCCTTCTGAATTAGCAAGGTGTGATCCCACATATGATCCATCCACGACTTTAATCCGTTACCAACTGGAGCATCCTTAAAGCCTCCGTAGTCAACAATCCAATTCATGTCGTCTAGTTGATTTTCTTCTAGTGGTTCATTGGATGCAAACCAAACCTTAAACTTTAGTGCATATCCATGCAACAACTCACAATGTGAGTGAGATGCCTTCCATTGACGGATTGCTACTGAATAATTGTCAAATAGCTTTGTTGAAATGTATCTTCCCATATTTGTTTTAATTTATTTACCTGTTGATCCAAAACCACCCTCACCTCTTTGAGAATCCGAAAGCTCTTCAACTTCCACCAACTCAACTTGTGGGTATGGTATTACTATTAATTGTCCTACTCGATCCATCTTTTGATAGACCTTTGCTCCTAGAATGCTACCAGTAACTGGTCGAAACTTAAACATGATTTCTCCTCTGTAACCTGAATCTATTACTCCTACATGATTAGTAAGATATAGGTCGGTTTTACTATTAGATGATCTAGGAAAGATTAAACCCACATAACCTTGTGGAATTTCTATTGCTAATCCAGTTCCATAGATTACATTGCCCATCTCATCCTTTGTGGCGGATATGGCTGTTAAGTCTAATCCAGCATCTCCTTGTACAGCGTACTTTGGTACTACTGCATCAGGATGTAACTTCTTCACTCGTATCTGCATGTTGTTTGTTTGTTATTTCACTATACAAAAAATAAAAGTCTCTAGCACCAGTTGTGTCTCTTTTGAATGCTTCTTGTAACACTTCCTCCCACACATCCATCTCAAAGTGTGATATTAAACCAGCTCTGAGCTCTACTAGAGTTCTTATCTCCTCCTCATGGTAGTCGGCCATAAGCTTATTGTATCGCTTACGATACTTACGTTCAATATCTAGATATCGGCTATCACTCTCTGGTTCATAACCTTTGTATGTTTTGATAAACTGTTTGAGGTCTTTTGCACAGCGTACCAGTTCTTCCTCAGCTTGACGCTTAAGGTCTGAGTGATCAAAGTCTCCGTGGTCTATTTGTTGTAGTACGAATGGAATACCCTTCTTGGCATTCTTCTTTTGTAACTTAGGTTTAGCGCTATATCTGCGCCACCAATTAAACTTTCCCATACTCTTCTATAACTTGTACCTCTTGTATTGTTTGACAAACATACAAAATACCATCCCTCTTGAGAATGGTATCGCAATTGTAATACTCCTTAGCTTCTACTGTTGGAAACTCTGGGTGATCTTTGAATGTTCTCTTGACGATGTATAGCTTGTCGTTGAAATTTATAACTTGTTTATTAAATGACATGAAATAAATATACCAAAAAAGGCTCACATTTGCAAGCCTTTTGTGTAGTTTATTTTTTTGTTATCCGATGGTTACTTCTTTTGCACCCCTAAACGCAGCCTTTAACTTAGTCTTCGTTTGTGCATCTGGTTCTGTTGGTAATTGGAATGTAATAGATCCATCCTCCATAGCATGCTTCTTTAGACCTGGTGCTACTTTCTTTCCAGCAGCCAATAATGCTGCTTCTATTTTTTTCAAATAAGCATCTACAGCAGCATCGTATGCTCTTTCGTTTTCTGGATCAACCGATGTAGGAAACTTACCTACTACAGATTGTATTACTGCAGGTAGTTCGTAGTCCATAGGTGACTCAAATCCATCAGCTGGGTCTGCTATCTGAACATCCACTGTATACGTTCTCTGTTCCTGTCTTTTATACTTCTCAAGATTTGCAACTACATCTTGTGGTAGCTTATCAATCTCCAGAGAAATTGCATCATTACCTTTGTAAAAAATTCGCAATGTGTTAGATATAGAAAGAACAGTATAACCCTTATTGGACTTCAATAGTGCTGTTAGTGCATCAACATCTAAATCAATAACATAATAATCTCCTTCAAATTGTTTACTTACAGGACCACTTTTTATTACCACGAAGCTTCCAAATAGTTCTTTGACCTTTGCTGTTGGGATACCCACAACATTAGCTTTTATACCCTTTAACACTTGCTCCGTTAGGCCTGCAAGCTCCATTAGTCTTTGTCTTGTTAGTGTCATTTTTTTTTGTTTATTCTAATATAAATAGTCTTCTTCTTTTTCTACGTCCTCTTGTACTACAGTATTCGAAGGTCCGCCTGAAGCCATTATACGTGGCCACAGAGAGTTTAATGCTACGCCCTTAAATGGTACTTGAAATTTCATTAAATCTGTAGCCATTTGCGTTGGACTCCCTTGCACATAAACATATTTACCAGATCCTTTTCCTCCACTCCCATAATCAATAGCAATAAATCTAGTAAACCCTTCCTTAGTAGCATATCTAATAAAATTACTTAAACCAAATACACGGTTGATATCTGCAGCTGAGGCATTATTCCATTCTGGAAGTAGGCCAACGGCTGTAGATACATCACCCGGACTGAGTGTGGTTCCAGCACCTTTGGATGCTAGAAGTAAACTCTCTACTGCTTGTTTTACGGCATCACCCTTTCCATCTCTAGCTGCTCTAGCAAGAGCTTCTGCCAGCTTACCAAGATCAAAACTTTCAACATTACCCTCTTCGTCGGTGTATGCTAACTTGTTAGATTGTGTGATTGTAATACCCGTAGGGGCTAGTATGTCTGCTGTTCCTTGTGGTGCTTTATCTGATATCGCACCTAGAATACCAGGATCTCCTTTTACTTCAAATTCACCCTTTTCTAATTCCAAATCTCCCTTCCCTTGTGGTTTTTTGATATTGTCAAAGACTAGAGCCATTAGAACTTCACCCATTCCTACTCCTCTTTTTTTTTCATCTTGGCCGGTATACCTCGCTATAGCATCTAGCACCGATTGATCTAGGTAGCTAGGTAAATGCTTATCTAAAGTACTCCAACCCGGAGTAGTAGGAAAGTTAACAGCTGGTCTTGTTTTTTCAGGATTTATTGGATCCCTACCTTGAATGTGATCAACAAAAGACTGATAGGAGTCTGGTGGTAGGTTTTCTAAGAAACCCTGCAACACGTTGGATACTTGTTTTGGAATGTTGAATCCCTTTTTAGGGTCTACAGCATATCCTTTATCCTTTAGTGCTGATGTTATTGGTTTATAAGTTGTAAAAGCTTTTACTCTGTTGTAGAGCTTTTGTATGCCGCTATCTGACATAGCGTCTAAGGGCATTTTATTTATCAAGTCAATAAGAGCTTCCTTACTTATTCTTGGTGATGTGGTTGGTTGTGTTGTGTTGGTAGGTGCTTCGCTGATGCCGTTCTCAGCCAGAATTTCATCCAGGATAGCTAACTCTTTCTTATTAGTAAACTTACCATCCTTCATTGTAGGATAACCTTTCGGTAACCTATATGACCACTCTAGTAGTATGTCGTCCCAGTTAACCTTGCTCGCCATCTGTTTCTTCTGTCAATCGCTCAAATGGAGTTCCCTCCTGCACTAAGCCGTCGTTATCTTTATCTTTTGCACTTTCGTTATATACAGCTTTTGTCTCAGGCAGCTTGCATCCTAATAGATCCCACTCGATATCACTAACACCACCGTGTGCTGGTAGTCCATTATCTAGCTGCAATCCAATCACTGCAGTCTTAGTTGCTGCATTGTATACGCCAGTTACTTCCACACCTAGTTTATTTTGCAATTCAATTACGTGCGGTCCTTTGTCTCCTAAATTAAGTTCCATAAGTTAGTTTCTAATAAATAGGCTTGGATTACTCTTTTTCACCGTAAGGACAGTGTCTACATCCATTACCACAGCACTTTCCTCTGCGCTTATGGTATTCCTCAGTCAGTACCATTTTACCATCTTTGTCGTAATAAAAGTCAGTAGATTGGAGCTTAGGCTTGCTAAGCTCCTTTACATACTGCTGAAATATCCAATCTTGTGATGAGTTGCGTATCATACTATTTCACATGCACCACCTGCACAAGCCGCTTCTCCTTTAAGGTCTGTTGAGTCATCTAACTCCACTACCTTACTTAGGTCAATACTATGTAGTGATTTCATCATTGTTTCATATTGCTCTTCTGTGATATCCTCGAAAGGTGCCTGCGTATAAGTTCCACCATTGTATGGTAGTACTGATAGGCCATTGTAGTGATCTCTGTTCTCCCACATCCACTCACCTGCTAGATCCCACTCCTCATCTCTTAAAGATACAGTTGCTGATACGTTGTGAGTATTGTTTCCTGATCTGTGACCTGGCTTAACCCACTCCAAGTGTACCTTCTTGATACGATCCAAAAGTTGGAATGGTGATTCAGTTCTTAGGATTGCTCCTTCCGGTGCCTTCTGTGGAATAGAAATCACTGCTGTATCATGAGGACGGAAGTACTCATCTTCTACAAGCTCGGGGTGATTGATTGCTAGGTAAGTGTAGATTGCTTCATTCTTTCCTACTCGGATTCGACGAACGTAGTAGTCGTTATGCCATGCATGGATACCTGAGGAAGTACCTAATGTTAGTGATGTTGTTCCAGCAGGCTTCACTGTTGTTGTACGTGCTGACTTGTTGATCCCTAACAACTTTGCTACTCGCTCATTTTCTTCTTTTACAATCTTAGCTGCTGCTTTCATGTCGTATCCGAGTACTGTACCAGATCCAATTCCTGTCATTGAGATACCAATTAACGCATCCTTCTCAGTTGTACGTTTCCATACATCACGTAGGTAGTGGAAGTTAGTGTATCCTGCTTGTAGTGTTCCAATGAAAGATGCTACGCGTACTCGGTTCTCAAAGTCTTCTTGATCTTCAATATCTGACACGTTCACCTCACATAGGTTACAGAATTGGAATGGTCGTAGTGCAATCTCACAGCATGGGTTAGTTCCCCAATCCTTATCATTTGTTAGATAGATTCCAGGCTCTCCTGCTCCTGATAACTCAACACGCTTCCAAAGATCCATGAAGAATTCTCTAGTCAACTTGTGTCTCATCAATACAGCTGAGTTGTTTGCACGACCTCTTTGTGGATTAGTTTCCCACCAATTACCCGACTTACATGCAATCATATCCTCGTCATCAGCACTAAACAAGCTGATAAGAGCTGCTCTACGAATACCACCCGCCAATACAGCGTCTGCAATATGGCACACCATATCGTGTACTTCAATTGCTGATAATTTATCACCATCTTCTTTTGCATCTAAAATCCCTTGCAACTTCATTAAACATTCTTTCAATGGTTGTGGTCCAGGTGCCTTTCCTCCAGATGTTACTAGACGAGCTCCTTTTGGACGGATGTCACTAAAGTCAAAATCCAAAGTAGATCCTCCGGTAGTGTAAGACTTAATGATTGCTTTAACTGCATCTGCCCAACCTTCGATTGAATCTGCAATAAGAAATCTACGCTTACGCTTTGTGTTTGGTTTTCTGATCTCAGGCAGATTATCAACATGGTGAGACTGTACTGAGTATCCAACACCAGTTCCTCCTAACAATAGGAACATTGCTTCTCCAAATGCACGCACGTCGTCAATTGGCAAGTAAGCGCAGTTATAGATTCGGTTAGGTGAGATCTCAATTGGCTTACCTGCAAACTGCATACTGCGCATTGAAGGTAATACTTTTTTGTTGTAAACATACTCGTAAGCTTTTTCAATCTCTTCTTTGAGTTCGGGGTACTTCTTGGCATGCATATCGCGATTTCTAGTTACTAATTCTTGCCAGGTTTCGCGTCTCTGCAGTTCGGGAATGTACTTGGCGTACTTCATGAAGACAGTGATGTCGCTTAGGATTTCATTCGAAAGTGTCATTGTAGATTATTTTATTTAAGTTTGTAATTGGGATGTGAATATAAATAGCTTGCAACCACTCCCTTTACTTGGATAATGTGTTTAATTCTGAAAATTTATTTGCTAATGCTTGACGTACTACTTCGGAATCATTTTGCATGAGCGACTTTGCCTCCTTACCTAGAATTGTATTCTCAGCGTAGATGTCAATCTTAGATGCAGACATATTCATCTTACTTGGGAATGTTAATCCATCCGGTCCAAATCGATTCTTGATAACGTGCCACCTACCAGTACCACTAATCTTGTCAGCTACCTTTCTCGATAACGATACTACAAAGTCAGCTACCATCACTTTAGAGTATGATTCTGCAATCTTGTCAGCTTCGATAATATCCTCTTCAAGAGCTGATCGGTTTGCTTGAGATGCAGTGTAGACTGGGATCTGATAGGTACCAGCCATTCCTCGTAAGTCTTCGTAGATGTTACCTAGCATGATGTCGTTACGTACTGCACCTTTAGAGCTTGTATCTCTAAGTAGATCGGCGTAATCGACTAGGATCAAATCAGGAGTAAACCCTTGCATGATGCACTTGTCGATGTGTGCAGCTATCATTGTTACAGTTGCAGTCTTGGTAGGATAGTACTTAATAATCAACTTTCCTGGAAGCTTCTGCAATTTCTCTGTTACTTCTTCCTGATGAAACTTGAGATCTTGTGAGGGTATTCCAGTGTAGTGAGAATCGAATCGAGCACCAACATAGGTTTCTGAAAGTTCTAGAGTGTAGTATACTACGTTAAGTCCTTTCTTCACGGCAGATGCTGCAATATTAACTAGCGCCATCGACTTTCCAATACCAGCTGGTGCTACAAATACTCCCATCTCTCCACTTCCTAAACCACCATCCATTATTTCATTTATGACGTCCCAAGGGGTCGGAATGGTATTTCGTTTATTCTCTACGAAGCGAGCTGCAATGTCATCTAAGTATTCGTGACCTATGTTTCTATCTGTTCCAGCTTTCATTGCTTCATCGATAGTTGACTTAATGTCGTCATACTTTCCTATCTGAAGCAACTGCACTGACTGGAGAATTGCTGCTTTGATCTTTTGGTTTTTGCAAAACTCTAAAGTCTTGTCTTTGGTAAATTCTAAGTCAGTAGAGTCTGTATATCTAACCACCTCTTTGAGGTTTTCAACTATGGCGGTCTTCATCATAGGCTCTGTCACCACGTCCAATTGAACTCTCATAGCTTCTAGAGTTGGTGGTGCTTTATACTGATCAAAGTATTCGAGTAGTGTTTTTGCTATCCACTGTGATGAATCGGAAGAAAAGTACTTAGGATCGATGATGTCATGTATCTGCTGCAGATACACTCTGTCCTTCATCAACACAGCTAGTACTTTGTTCTGAAATCCAGTGCCGTAAAATTGTAGCGTATCTTGTGTTTGCATTTGCTTAACATAACTAATTTATCTCAATCTTGCAAGGCAAATTGATCTAATTTTTGTGTAACCTCTTTTATCCATATCTCCACGTTCTTGATAGCATTTGTCATACCATCCTCGTAGATCATCTGATGAAACTTAATCTTAGCTAAGCGATCTACTTTTCTTTCGAGTTGATCGAGTATCTTCAACTTTGTGTGACCAGGTATACCACTCTCAGAGAGTTGCATGATTTGATGGAACAATCTCAAGTCTGCTTCCTGCTCTAGCACCCTAGGGTATAATTTTACTTTCGGGTATTCAGCTTGCAGCTCCTTTGTGTATTGCACAAAACCATCCACTGTCATTAACTCCTCTCCAGCAACCTTAGGAAACCTACTTAGAATTGTCTTTGTACCAAGCCCACTCACTCCTGGAATGTTATCACTACTATCTCCCATCAACGCTCTATATAGAGCAAAGTTGTGTGGCATGATATTGTATTGATCGTACACATCGTTTGTATAGTAAAGCTGTTTCTTTGTTGGACTCCAGATATGGATGCGATCGTTAACTAGTTGTAGGAAGTCTTTGTCAGATGACATGATAAATACTTGGGAGGCACGCTCCTTCATATAATCCTCAGCAATGTACGCTATGACATCATCTGCTTCTACTCCATCCGATACAATAACTGACATAGGAAGTACCTCGAGGTACTCAACCAATCTCATCAACTGCTCTAGCTGGTTATCTTCCTTATCGACAGTCTCTGCTCGATTAAGTCTTATCTTAAACTTGCGATGAGCTTTGTACTCTGGAAATAGTTGTCTTCGTTTGGCTGAACCATCTTTACCGTCAAACACAACAACAACTCTTGTTGGATTGATTGCTTTGATAGCGTGACCAACACTAAGTAGAAATCCTGAAATTCCACCTACGTGTTCACCATTTGTGTTTGTTGTTGGACTTGCTGCATACGCTCTAATGAAGGTGTTGAGGCCATCAACAACTAGCACTCTAGAATCTTTTGTGCTTTCGTTGATAGCCCCTTCTCCCTTTAGTTTGACTTCATTAAAGTATGCGAGATACTTCTTGTTCATAGACTAATCTTCTAACTCTCCTTCATCCACTGAAATGTCATCTGGATCGATTAGATTTTGATCACGATACTTCATAACATAGATGTCACAGATTTTGTTGTAACAATACTCTTTTAATTCAGGATCTGCCTCTAGCATTCCTCTCCACTCCTTAGATTGGAATCGAACCTCCTCTCCAGTGTCTTCGTTGACTAATGTGTACCAAGCACCTGCTGCTTTAATTGTACCATAGTCCTTCATCAACGTCAGCCAGCTATTGTAATCATCAATTCCAGAATTGAAGTAGATGTCAAATGTAGCTTTCTTGAATGGAGGACCCATACGGTTCTTGATAATCTGAGCTTCTGTCTGTACTCCGATGATCTGCTCAGTCTTACCTGATCCGCTCTTTAGCTTACCTACACCTTTCAAACGAATACGACAGCTTGCATGGAATCCCAAAGCCTTACCACCTGATGTGGTGTACTTGTCTCCAAACATTACTCCCATCTTTTCACGTAGCTGAGATGTGCATAAAAGCAATACTCTCTGCTTACCGATGATGTTTGTAATCTTACGCATCGCTTTTGACATTAGGATAGCTTTTGTAGTAGCCCATCCATCTTTCTCGTAATCTGCATCCTGCTCTACTTTTGTAGTAGCTGCTGAGACTGAGTCTAATGCGATAGTGACTAATCGATCCTTTGAGCTCTTACGTACCGTTTCGATAATGTTCTCGATTGCATCAAACGAATCCTCGATAGTCTCTAGTGGAACGTATAGCATGTTACCTACATCAACTCCTACAGCTCTCAAGAACTCCTCACTCAATGCATTCTCTGTATCGATATATACAGCAAGTCCTCCTTTCTTCTGTGTGTTGGCTAATGTGTGTGCTACGATCAAACTCTTTCCGGAAGCTTCCATCCCTTGTAGCTCAACAATCCGACCTACTGGGAAGCCTCCGTTCGGTCGGTTTGATATTGCTAGGTCAAGCAGAGAAGATCCAGTTGAAATCCATTCTGTAAGGTCTGTTGGTGCCTCTTCATCCCCATTCAAGAAATGTGCTGCTTTGAAGTCTTTGAACTTCTTATTGAGACTGTCAGCCAATACTGAGGCGAGTTCATCCCTTCCCGATATTTCATCGGGTGTAACCTTCTGCTTTGCCATTTGGATTAAGAGTTAAAAAGTGAATCGAATGCTGATGAAATGTCGTCAGTTGTTGTAGCAGTTGTCGCTCCTGTGATAGGTTTAGTAGCAGGCTTAGTACCTTGCGCATCCGCATCACCTGATGGATCTAACCACTTTCCAAGAATCTCAGTCATCTCTTCATAAGATGGTTCAGTAAACAACTCAGTGATGTTTTTCTGACCACTTACAATTGCTTCAGCGATTTCTTTTTCTGTAGTTGCTGGAGTTGTGTTTGGCTTCACACGAACTGCAAAGGATGGGAATGCTCCCTCTTTCTCAGCAGCAATGTGCTCTACTGTAACATCACGTCCATTCATTAAGTCTGTAATATCTCCGTAATCAGGATCTGCAATTACACTCAAAAGTTCAGTGTAGATCTGCTTACCGAAAGACCAAAACTTAACACCTTCATGCTCAGCACCACGTACGATTACTGGAGCATAAACCCGGAACTTAGGTTCAATTTTCTTACCCAATTTCCAGTCATCTTTGTCTCCTGACTTCTTTAGCTTTTCAGCAAACTCTACGATTGGATCAGGACGTCCAAAGGATTGTGGAGATACCATTGTACGCTTTCCAATTTCGTAATGGAAGTACAATTCAATAAAGGGATTGTTTTTGTCGAATGCGTAGGGTACAATTCGAACTTGAGATTTTCCTACTGGTGGTTTCCAAATGTGATCATTTGCTCTGTTACCACCCCCACTTGTTTGTTGCATTGATTGCAACTTTGCTTTAATCGCGTCTAAGTTAATCGCCATCTTGCTTTTTTATTTAGTTAAACATTAAACTGGCCCTTCCTAGGATCACTTGTCCTCACTGGCCTTACTCTTACTATACTACTTTTTTCTTCTCTTGGCAACGCTCTAGCGCGATAGCTCTTTAATTTTAATTGCTCTGCAATTATATTCACTGTCTGACAGCAGAAGCATGTCTTGGTAGTGAGACCAATCCACCCTATACGTCTTATCTAATACACCATTGTTTAGTGTTCTTATCAAAGCGTTTAGGGCATTTATACTATAAAAGGTATTTGATTCTTTCTTTCGGTTGATGGATATTGTATCCTTCATTCGTTTTGTACTACTCTCTACGTTGTATATACAAACAACATTATTTTCATCATCCACATATGAATAACACTTAATGTTGGAAACAGACTCTACCGAGTAGGTCTTATAAACCTCACCTAGACAGTAAGGAAGCTTATCAATATACGTGAATGTGCAGAGCAGTTGTGGCTTCATTATTTCTTCTCGATCGCGTCGATCTGCTGTTTTAGTTTAGCAATCTCTCCGTCAGTCTTTGCGGCAGCTTTTTCTTTGTCTGCTTTTTGTTGTTTAAGAGTAGCCACTTTTTGGTCGTCTTGAGCATTTGCTGTTGACTCAAGCTCCTTTAGTGATTTTTTCTTTTTCTTGAATTTAATCTTATTCTCCCGCAAGTAACTTTCGATTTCGGTTCTAATAAAATCCTTAATAGACACTTTATTCATCTGAGTGTTTTTTAATAAATAGTCCAAAAATTAACAAACGGATAAGCTACCGTAGTTAATTCCAGCCTTCGTTTTGATTGGAAACTTACTAGTGTCAATAGCACTTGGTAGTACTTCTCCTAATAAATAGTCTCGTTCTGAGTTTGGAACATCAAATAAAACACTATCATAAGTATACAATACTGCTTTAGATTGCCTGTCCTTTATCTTTGATAGGATCACTTCAAGCATCAATACATTGAACTCAGTCTCATACATTTGTATGAAATAGTTAAAAAGAGTGTATAAGGTTATATCCTGATAATTGGCTATTATAAGTCTCCTACCTGATATTGGCCATAGTTGATATGCTAGATCATTCACAGCTTTGAAGAATGGAACGTGCAGGTACTGCTTGTTTATTCCCCCATAGATCTGTCTGAATGTAGCCTCCTTTGCTTGTAGGATCTGACTCTTGGTTGGTGTCTGAGTGTTGTGGTAGTGTTTGGCTAAATGCTCGTACACGTCCTCGGATCCAAAATCATATCCAACAAGTGATGCGATTAGTCTTGGGTGGTATGAGTTGAAATCTATCTCAACCAACTCTCCATCCTCATGCTGACTAACAAAACACTCTCTAGTGCCATCCTCCTTGTTCATAGCAGCAAAGTTGATCCCACCAAAGCGATTACTTGGACGTCCAGTTGTTGTATAGTAGTTGTATTGGGTGTAGCATTTACTATTCTCTAAAGCAAAGGTTTTACCAAACCTCTCATCAAAACTAGTTGCATTAACTGCAATACCGTTTCTTTCTATGTTATAGAAAGCATCGAGAAGTTTGTGCTGATAGAATTCTAAACCTGGCTGTAGCTCTTCTGTGTATGTCTTTTTGTATAAGCTAAACGCA